GGGCAACAAACTGTTACTACCTATTTGAACGCTTTTGGTGCTGATGGTTTTACATTAGGCAGTAGTTCTAATGTAAATGAGTCTTCAGGCACGTTTGTGGCTTGGAACTGGCTGGCGGGTGGCGCACCTAGCGGAGATAATTCTGCCTCAAATAGTGCAGAGCCAACAGCAGGTTCAGCTAAAATAAATGGTTCTAATCAAAGTGGTGCATTTTCTGGCTCTCCATCTATAGCTATTAAAAGACTTTCAGCAAACACTACGGCAGGGTTTTCAATAGTGCAATATGTTGGCACAGGATCATCAGGAACAATTCCTCATGGTTTAACAAAACAACCCGAAATCATACTTGTCAAAGACATAGACACTGATGGGTCGCTTTGGACTGTTTGGAATCAAGATGTAGCAACAGATCATGTTCTTTATCTACATTTAGCAAATGGACAAAATAGTAGTGCTGCGTCTTTTGGGACGCATAATGATAATGTTTTTGCAGTTGATACAGATCATGCTACTAACCAAAATACTAAAAATATTATTGCCTACTGCTTTCATAGTGTAGAAGGTTACTCTTCCGTTGGCTCATACACGGGAAATGGAAGCGCAACTGGAACATATATTTACACAGGATTCAGACCAGTTTTCGTTTTATTGAAATCAGTCACTGGTTCAAATAACTGGTCAACGTACGATAATAAACGAGATATTGATAACGTTGTTAGAGAATACTTAATACCGAATGATGCACAGGCGGCTGGTGCTACAGATACAATGGATTTTTTGTCTAACGGGTTTAAAGTGCGAAACGCAAGTGCTTACATAAATACAAGCGGAACTGAATATATTTACATTGCTTTTGCTAAACAGCCCTTTAAATTTTCTAATGCCAGATAGGAGAATATAAAATGCCGTGGAAGCATAATGGAAAAACCTTGACAGAAGGTCGAGAGTGGGTTGATGACAGCGGCAATCAACACTCAAAAGTGTGGATGCGTTATTCAGACTCGCAGAAAGCCACTTTCAAAATAGTGTGGGAGGACCCACCAGCATCAGAAGCACCGTTTGATAATAGATTTTATCACGGCAGACAGACTGATGGCACTTTGATTCCAAAAAGTCTTACAGACGTTAATGAGGTGGACTCAGATGGCAATGCTTTAAAAGATGCACAGGGTAATCAAATTGTTACTCTTGGCCTTAAATCTGTATGGGTAGCGCAAACAAAAGAAACAGCGAATGTTAAACTAGCATTGCATGATTGGTATGTTACCCGCAAGGCTGAAAAATCTACAGCTATACCTAGTTCAGTCACTACATACAGAGATGCCGTTCGAACTAAATGCGGAGAGATAGAGACAGCTTTGAACGGTGCGTCTGATTTAGCGGCGTTTATGGCGTTGTTTGAAGATGAGCGTAATTCAGATGGTAGTCTAAAGACTGTCGCTAAAATTAACGACTGGCCTGATGAGATTTAGACTGTGCCTTTAACGAAACTTCTTTTTAAACCCGGTATAAATAGAGATGTCACCTCTTACTCTAATGAAGGTGGTTGGGTAGACTGTGACAGGGTAAGGTTTCGTCTTGGTTTTCCGGAAATAATTGGTGGCTGGGAAAAATATAGTACTAACACATATGTGGGCACGGCCAGAGGATTGTTTAACTGGTCGGCTTTAGATGGTTCTAATTTGCTAGGGCTAGGAACAGAGGTCAAATATTACATAGAAGAGGGTCAACAGTTCTACGACATAACGCCTATTAGAAAAACCTCTACAAATAGCATAACTTTTGCCGCGACAAACGGTAGCTCTACAATAACCGCTACTGATAGTAATCATGGAGCAGTTACCGGGGACCACGTAACAATATCTGGTGCAGTAAGTCTTGGTGGAAACGTAACTGCGGCTGTTCTAAATCAAGAATATCAGATAACCAGTGCGCCCACCTCAAACACATATACTTTTGAGGCAAAAGACACCTCCGGTGCAACTGTTACAGCAAATGCCAGCGATAGCGGTAATGGGGGTTCAGGTGTAGACGGGGTATACCAGATAAATTCTGGTTTAGCTAACGGCGTTGGCGGTACTGGTTGGGGTGCCGGTACATGGGGCAGAGGCACTTGGGGGTCTGCTGCATCTATTGGTGTGACCACTCAATTAAGACTGTGGAGTCACGATAATTTTGGAGAAAACCTGATAATAAATCCACGAGATGGCGCTATTTATTATTGGATAAAAGATGATGGTCTCTCTAATAGGGCTGTTGAGATCGGCACAATCGGCGGTGCTAATGAAACACCTGTCATAGCAAAGCAAATATTGGTATCGGATGTTGATAGGCATGTAATAGCCTTTGGGACAAATCCAGTAGGCAGCACGACACAGGACCCTTTGTTAATTCGTTTCTCTGATCAAGAGAACGTACTGGACTGGAACCCGACTGCTACGAATACGGCAGGTGACTTACGTATAGGTACAGGATCTCAATTTGTAAAAGCCATAGAGACAAAGCGTGAGATAGTTGTATTTACAAATAGTTCCGTTCATTCAATGCAGTTTATAGGTGCGCCGTTTACCTTTGGTATACAGCCTCTGGCTTCCAACATTACAATCATGGGCCCAAATGCAGCCGTTGCCGTAGAGGACGCAGTCTTCTGGATGGGTAAACAGAATTTTTACTTATACGATGGTAAGACCCAACAACTGCCCTGTACGGTAACAGAACACGTGTTTTTTGACTTCGACTTTGACCAGTTTGAAAAAGTGTATGCTGGGATCATATCAGAGTTTAGTGAGGTTATCTGGTTTTACACATCTAACAGCAACTCGTTGGCAAATGGCGGAGACGGTGAAAACGACAGGTACGTGATCTTTAATTATGCAGAAAACTTATGGTACTACGGTGATCTGGGCCGGACGGCGTTTATAGATAGAGGCATAAGAGACTTCCCGATAGGAGCAGCCAATAACTATTTGTATAATCACGAATCGGGTTACACGGACGACGGATCTGCCTTAACTGCCAGTATTGAATCCAGCCCGATTGATATTGGTGAGGGGGATAAATTTAGTTTTGTAAGAAGAATAATCCCTGATTTTACTTTTACAGGGTCAACTAATTCTGACCCTACGGTTAACGTGACCTTACAAACCAACAATTTTCCGGGTGGTAGCTATCTTCAATCTGATCTAGCCAAAGTAGACCGGACGGCAACATCTACCACCGTGCCCTTTGAACAGTTTACAAGCAAGGCGGATGTCAGACTAAGGGGACGGTCTTTTAGTATTAAGGTTGACTCCTCCTCTACCGGTACGAGATGGAGATTGGGTAGTCCAAGAGTGGATCTAAGAATGGACGGGAGAAGATAATGGCTACTAATGTCACGCCTTTTCCAAGGTTGCCCACTCCTCCAAAAGAGGTAAATGAAAAATACATCACGGATTTGGTGAGAGCCTTAGAGATATTTTTGAGGCAAATGCAGAACCCTCAACTTAACTTTCAAGAGGTGCCAACCGATGGTAACAACAATTTGCTTCAGCAAGGCGATATTTACATTGCAGATGGCGGCTTCTTAAAAGTAGTTGGTAAGACAGAAATTTTTAGCGGGGCTTTCTCCGCGACGGGTTCTGTGGGAACGGTGACTGTAAGCACGTCATAGAGTAGACGTGTTTGAAAAAAAAGGTTAGACTGCGGGAAACCTTATATCAGGGAATTAAAAAATGGCACAAGCAGCAGAGATTCTTGAGTTTCCAGCAGGCGGTATCGCCGATTTCTATATGGAAGACCACGAAATTGAAGCTCTAGAGCGTGAAGAAGCGGCGCAGGAGTTTGGATCTGCCGGTATCGCTACGTTTGAGCCGATTGCCACGCGCATGGCATCTTACGGTCGTTACGGTGATGACACCGTTGCTCACGTTGAAACCGGTGAGTTGATTGTCCCGAAAGCCCTGATTGACGACAACCCAAAGCTACGGGACTCTATATTTAGTCATTTACGAGATCTTGGTGTAGAGGACCCAGAGCGCTATGTGGTTGGTTCTGGCGCAAACTCTATCAACCCTGAAACGGGTATGCCTGAGTTTTTCCTGAAAAAGTTGTTTAAGGGTGTAAAAAAAGGTGTAAGCAAACTAGCTAAAGGTGTGAGCAAAGCCCTCAAGGGCGTGACCAAGATAATTAAGAAAGCCGCTCCGGTAATTATACCTTTTGCTCTGAACGCAGCCTTCCCCGGCCTTGGTGCAATCTACTCAGGTGCTCTTGGATCAGGTATAGGCACGTTGATACAGGGCGGGAGCTTAAAAGACGCCTTCAAAAATGCCTTGATTGGTGGCGCTATCGGCGGCGCAACTGCTGGTGTTCAAGGAGCGATGGGCGCTAAAGCTGCCGGTAAAACTATATCTCAAGGTGCATTTGATGAAATAGCCAAACAGGCTTCCTTCTCCAACCTACAAACAGCCGGTCAGCAGCTTGTTAGCGGTCAGTTTGGTCAAGCCGGTTACGAAAAAGTTTTAGCTGACCAAGCTTTGGTTACTCCGGCTTCTGAGACTTTAGCTAGTGTTAAAGAGGGGGTTACTACTCCCACTGATACCGTGGCTAGTGCGACAGATGTAACTGGTACGACAGCCGCCGACGGAACATTTCTTGAGACTAGCCCTTTTGCTAAAGGCACTGATCCCGTTCAAGGAAGATTTGCTGCCACTCAAACAGGCTCTGCTGCGACTACGGCTCCTACACAACCCGCATTTGATTTAAGTCAAGCTGTTGAGCTTCCCACTAAACCTCCGGGCTTTTTTGAAAGCGTTAAAGGAGCTTTTACTCCGGGAGATAATATAGGGTTTTTAGAGGGTATGGGAGACGCTTTCTTACCATCCGGACCAAGCATTACTCCAACAGAGCTTATGGCCAAAAATCCGGGCATGAGCTTAGAGATGGCAAAACAAGCCATAGCTGATGCCACGCCGACTCTTACAAGATCTCTCTTACCCGCCGGGACCGTGGCTACAGCAGGCGCAGCCTATGGGTTGAGTAAAGCGATGGATGGTGATGATGAAGAAGATGAAGAAGAAAGACGCAGAAAAGAAGAGATGGAAAGACTCGCAGGCCCTAATCAGTATTATCAACAATATAAGGACCGCTTCTTACTTTCTGGTTATACCCCTCAATACGCTACAGGAAACGTGTTTGTCCCTACAACTTTCACTCAAGGTTTGGGTCAGTATGAAGACGGAGGCGGTGTTTTCCCACGCCGTGTAGGCGGTATCATGCCTGATGAGGGCACTCCCGGCAAAGACAGCGTGAAAGCTATGTTGATGCCCGGTGAGTTTGTAATGACAACCAACGCGGTCAAAGGCTTGGGTGATGGGGACAATAACAAAGGCATCAACCGCATGTATGACATGATGCGCGGCCTTGAGGCTAAAGGGAAGGCGATGGCATAATGGCTACAGAAACCTCCATTGTACGCGAAGCCCCGGAAATTGAAGCCTATAAACTAGGGCTTCTTGAATCCGCACAAAAACTAGCCGATCAGCCGATTACCCTGCCTACCCAGCAGATAGCGGGTATGTCTCAACTACAGCAGGACGCGATTGCTGCTGCCGCTCCGGCTACTGGAGGCATAGGTGGTTATCAGCAATACTTGCAAGGAGCGGACACCGCGCTTACTGACGCAAGAACCACATTAGATCCTAGCTTGCAGGGTTTAAGTCAGTTTATGAACCCGTATCAACAAGCTATACAGGCAGAGATAAACAGATCCTTTGACATACAGGCTTCTCAAGCGGGCCAACAAGCGGCAGGCGCGGGAGCTTTCGGCGGATCACGGGCCGCGGTTCAACAGGCAGAGATAGGCCGAAACCGCGCAGCAGCTTTGGCACAGGCGCAAGCACAGAACTTTTTACAGGCGCAGCAAGCGCAGCAAGCACAAGCAGAGGCGTTAGGTCAGTTGGGTCTTCGTGAGGCAGCGGTAGGTCAACAGGCGCAGCAGCAGGCTCTTATGGACATTCAAACACAGTTTGATTTTGGCAAACAGCAACAAGCGCAGCAACAGGCTGAACTTGAAGCACAAAGGCAAAGTGATTTAGCGCAGTTGTATGAGCCGTATCAGCGTTATGGTTTCTTATCAGACATTTACAAGGGTGCGCCGACTTCGCAACAGACCATTGCGTCATCCACGGCACCTAGTGTATCACCGGCTCAAACTTATCTGGGTCTGGGTATTGCAGGATTATCAGCGGCAGCGGGCGCTAAGACAGCGGGGTTATTCTAATGAACAGAAGCGTATTAGCTAGACAGATGTTTGCCAACGGTGGTCAGGCCGTGCCTAACGAATACAAGGGCTTTTCAAAACTGCCTGAAGCGGTGCAGATGAAGATGGACCCTGTTGCTGCCAAGAAGTATCAGGAGGGCGGTGTAGCGGGTATGTCTTTAGAGGATTATCTTGGCGATCAGACAGCGCCGTTGGCCGCAGAAGCACGGCGTCTAGGTATTTCTATTGAAGAGTTATTGGCTTTGTTAAATCAACAACAAGCCGATCCTATAGCGACCTTGGAAAAACTCACTCAAAGGGGTATGCCTAGAGAAGTATTTCAAGATCTCTCTCCTGAAGATCAGAACAAAATACTTGGTATATCGCAAGACCAACTAACTAGATCTCGTGAGCAAGAACGTCAATTATATAAACTTGGGCCGGGTGAAAATCTTTATAACCGGCAGGGCGAGGTGGCTGCCGCTTCTAGGGGTATGCCTAGAGAAGTGTTTCAAGCGCTCTCTCCTGAAGTGCAGAGCAAAATACTTGGTGCACCTGCTGGTGGGGCAATGGGGGCTGGTGCTGCTAGGGGCATGCCTAGAGAAGTGTTTCAAGCGCTCTCTCCTGAAGTGCAGAGCAAAATAGTTGGTATGCCGCAAGAACCCGTAGGCATGGCAATGGGCGGTGACCCGGCTATGGCACAGGGCGTCGGTTCAATGATGCCGCCTCCACCTGCTATGCCTCCGGCTCCACCCCCTATGGAGGGCGAACAGGCTATAGACCCGCAAGTGCTTGAGGGAGCTTTAGCCGAGGCAGAGCAAGAGATTACAAATCTCGACGAGGCCGAAGACTTTGAAACGGTTATGAACACCATACGTGGTGATGAAGCGACAGTTGAAGAGCGCTACGAAGAGCTTGCTGGTGTGGTTGGCGAAGAAGACGCCAGACAAACTCCTGAGTCTGTCCTGACATTGGTGCAGCCCGCTATGGTGATGGGCGCAGTTGACCAAGGCATTGGTGGATTGGCACAACAAGAAATGTCAGAGCCTGTTCAGGGCGCTATGGCGCAGGGGATTATGTCCACGGTCGAACCTCCGCAGCCTGCTGGTGGTATGGGGGGACCACCACCCGTAAATTTTAAGGAAGGCGGGCTGGTCCGCCGCGGAGACAACCAGCCGGTCCTGAAATTTCAAAATGCAGGTTTAGTGCCTTATTTAGGACCTAGAATAGGGATGACTCCTCGTGATTCTAAAGCTTTGCGAACACAGATTGATGTGGCTAATTTACAAAATCAATTAGCCGCGGCTCAAGGTGCCCCGACCGTTCGACCGCTTAAAGAAATATTTGATGAAACTAAGGGAACATATTCTTCTTTACTGGGTGGTGCAGAGAAGAGAGCCGCAGATTTAAAAGAACAAAAAGACCTGACTAAAGCTCAAATGCTTTTTGATATAGCTAATACGGCGCTTGCTTTTGCCGCTCCAATGCAGGGGGAGACACCCGGTATGAGCGCGGCAGAGCGCTTGGCTATGGCAGCGCGGACCACGCAACTTCCTCAGACTATTGGCGCACGAGCGCAGGCACAACTTGATGCTAAACGGACTGCGGAACAAGAAGAGAGAGCTCTAGATTTAGCCGCATTAAAGTCTGCGGAAGAGACACGCACGGCAGAGGCTGCTGCAAGATCTAAGTTTATTCAAACAGAAATGGAATTAAGAAACAAACTTGAAAAGCTTGGGCCGGGTGAAAAGCTTTATAACAGGCAAGGCGAGGTGGTGGCCAGTGGCATAGGTCAACCTATAAAAGGCATACCTGCAAATGTATTTAACTCGCTTACACAAGAAGCTAAGAACACGATTATGGGTCTGGATCAGACAGTCAAAGGTGTGCCTAAATCTGTTTATGACAGTCTATCAGTAGATGATCAGAAAAAACTACTTGGCGTTAAAGCTGTTGTAGAACCGGATGTTAAGGGTATTCCAAGAGACGTGTTTAATGATCTTTCTGAAAGTGCTAAAAATACTATTATGGGTCTGGATCAGACAGTCAAAGGCATACCTAAATCTATTTACGACAGTCTATCAGTAGATGATCAGAAAAAACTACTTGGCGTTAAAGCTGTTCAAGATCTACCGGTCAAAGGCATTCCAAGGGACATTTATGATGATTTGAGTGACGAAGCCAAAGCAGCGATTACAACTCCGGATGTTAAAGGTGTGCCCGCGGCTATCTTTAGTAAGCTAACTAGACCAGAACAAATGAAAATACTCGGTGCGGATGCAGATTCTGTAAGCGGTATTCCTCGTGCAATATTTGATGGTCTAAGTAAAGATGATCAAAGAAAAGTGCTTCTTGGAGCGCAGTCCGCAGAGGTAAAGATTAAAGATATTCCAAAGAGCGTCTTTGATAACTTGCCGGAGGCTTTACAATCTCAAATATTGGGCGGAGTGATAACCGTTGCCAAAGGACATAAAGTCATAGACATCAGTGTAGAGGGTGAACCAAAAGTCATTGCCGAAGGTAAGGGGGAGACAAGAGTTCTTAGCCCCGGTCAAATCGTTGTTGATGAAAACAACAATAAAATTGCAGAGGGCCCTGCGAAACAACTTGTTGATGACGATGTTAAATATCTATCTGATGCAGACCGGATTGATAAATATGCAAACAATACTCTTGGGGATGAAACGGCTCAATTTGAGCAAGCCATATTAAATTACGCGAATAAACCTAGAGGTTTGGTTTTTGACGGTAGCAACTATATTCCGTCAACAACTCCGGGTTTAAGCAGGCAGCTTATTTCTGCTATTCAGGCAAGAGAGGCCGCGGGCCACGGTTCTGTAGCAAATCAGTTACCTCAAGATATACTTACGCCAGTGACGACTGATCGAACGGTCGGAGACGCTGTAACAGGCGCGGACACAGCGGAGGCGGCACTCCCAACACTGCCGTCAGGGCGAGTCGATACTACATCACCGCAATTTAATGCAACACTGTTTGCAGAAGATGGCAGCGTGAATTTAAACTCTTCTTCTTGGGACGACGTGCCAATCAACATTATTGATAAGAATCTCAACTATCCGGGGACAACAGGTCTGTTAAGTAGTGTTCAGAGACTTAAAAATTATTTTGGGGAAACTTTACGAGAAGTTGGTGGCAGCGGTTTAACTCAAGAGGGACAAGAGTTTAGCCGCGCAGAAGCTGATATGACAACGATTAGGAACCGTATTTTATCGTATATAACTCAAGGCGGTGCCGTCGATGACAGTGATCGTATCTTAAAATTTGTTCAGGAACAATTAGCGGAAGAAACAAATAAGTTGACTCCCGGAATGTTTACCACAGATGAGGATGCTTTATCTAAGTTAAGTTCAGTAGAGGAACAGTTAGCATCTAATTTCCAAACGCTTGCAGAAAGAGTTGAGGAATATGGCGGTAGGAAAGGGTCTTATTCAGAAGAACAAGTGAGAAAAGCTAGAGCTAAATTAGGTGGTCTTAAAAACTTAATCGCTGAAGTTAGAGCTTTACGCAAGATATATGAGACTGCGTTAGAAAAGGGTGCGTTAGGTCTTAGTCCTACAAACCGTAAAAATGCCAGAGAATGGTTAAAAGGAAATCGTGCCGCTCAAGCAGCAGAAGGAGATGTAGAGGGATGACAACGATGGCTGAGTCTCAGTTTACGGCGGCAGACGTTCCCGTTTTTGAAGATTTTAAATTTACACCAGAGTCTTTTCAAGAAGGTGTAAGGACACAAGGTCTTTCTAACATAACCGCGGGAATTGTTGACATTCAAAGCGAGATAGCTCCTCCGGGTCTGTTTAGTTATGAGACTTTGCGTGATGGGTCCGCCCCTCTTCTTAATTTCCTGCCGGGGTTTTCCGACATTCCTGTTGAAAAACGTAAGATGACAGACGAGGATATCTTGCCTTTGTTTAGTAATGTGCAAGATTTTGGAGGAGGAGACGAAGCTCAATGGCTTGCTATCCTTGAAAAAGCAAAAAGAACAACATTGCCTGCTGCTGGTATGTCCGCGGGGGCGATAGCTAGTGTGAAAAAAGCTAGCAAATTGCCGATAAAACACCCGATTGCTAAATTTGGTACACTAGCACTAGCTGGAATAGGTGGAGCTATATTTGGAGATTTCCTTGGTTCGGAAGCTGACGAATATGTTTTTGGAGAAGAGTATCCCGTAACTCCCTCTTTACAAGCTGTAACGAATGCAGCAGAAACTGCGGTTTATGGGGTATCCATGTTGGGTACGCCGTGGGCTTTACCTACAAAAGAGGGCGCGATTGGCGCTGTTCGTGTATTAGATAATTGGAAAAAAGTTACGCAAGGTGGTAGGTCTTCTGCTGCGGCTAAAGGTTATTTTGACCCCCATAGAATGGCTCAATTAATTGCGGCGGAAGAGGCTCTTGGCGCAAAAGTTTTTCAAAAAGCTTTAAAAGCCTCTGCCCCAACGGGTAATGTGGTAAGCAGGCTTTTAAAACCTGACCCTAGAAAGGGGCCTCTATCTCTTCGTATTTTAGGGGGTTTAGAGAGCGGTATAGCTGCAAGTGGTAAAACAGCACGTAATAGTCCTTACGCTACTTTGTTCTATGAGACTTTAGCGGTAGGGGGTTCTAGTGTTGGATCTTTTGGAGCCGAAACAATTTTTCCCGGAAGTCCGGGCTATAGGTTTCTAGGAGAAATCGGGGGAGCCGGATTACCGCCTTTGTTGTTAAAACCTATTTTAACAGGAGGGGCGAAAGCTGTTCGATATGGTTTTGACTCTGTCGTAGGCGCTCTTAGTGGAGATAAAAAAGCTAAGTTAGATGAAAAATTAAGTAAGAGTGGTGCAGGAAAATTTTTTCTCGCTTTAAAGGATAGTAATGAGGTTCAGCAAAATCCTGAACTAATTGACATGGCTATTCGCATTTTAGGAGAGGAACTTGTTGGTGCTGACGGGAGACCAATTACAGATGTTTCTGTTTCGGCGTTTTTTGCAGCTAAAGGTCAGCCTGAACTTGCGAGAGTTTGGGCTAGAATTGAACAGTCTTTAGGGCGCACCAGCGATGAATTAGCAATAGCTAGTGTGAAAGGAAGAGAGGCTTACATACAGGGTGCAAAGCAGTCAATTATTTCCGCTTTAGACAGTGGTGATGTAGCGGCAATGCAGGGTGCAGCTTTCGTTGCAGAACGCCTCTTCCATGACACCATTGCAAATAGTTTAGATATTCAGATTAGTAATATCACTAAGGCCGCTGAAAAAGTTACAGGAAGAGGTAGAACCATCACTCCTTTTCGGCAAAACCCTTCTTTTAAATTAGATCTAGCTGTTAAATTAAGAACTCTTTTTGACCAGCAGTTGAGCGCAACTAAAGAGGTTGAACGCACTTTATGGAATGCTGTAGGCGATGCTCCTATAAATACTTTTTATAACAGATCAGGAGAGGAACTAACGGAGCCTAATTTTCTTTTAATGTTAGACACTCCCTTAGACCAAGGCGGAGTGAAATCAGCATCTAAAGGTGGGGAGTCTGAAACAGCAAAAGCATTAGGCGGCCTAAAACAAGATATTGATGACTTTATTCAATTTTTCAGACCAACCTTAGATGAGGCTGGGGAACCAATAGTTCCTGATGTTCCTCTAGAAAACCCTGTTACGGCATCCCGTCTCTATGATATTCGCTCTCAACTTTTAGAAAAAGCTACATATTTCCGTAATCAAGGCAAAAATCAAACGGCCATGAAGATGGAAAGATTGGCTGGAGCGGTTTTAGATGATCTGTTGTTTACCCAAGATAACTTTGGCGATGCGTATAATATGGCAAGGGCTTATACTAAGGCCCGTAATGATGTATTTACTAGAAGTTTCTTGGGTGATCTGCAAGATACGACGCAAAAAGGCGGACCGAGAATTTCTGCTGAAGCTTTAGTAGACAAAATTTTTGGAGGTGGGAGCAACGCCACTTATCTTCGTCTACAAGATATAATGAGTGCGGGTAAGTTTGTAGCCACGCAAGGAAATATGCCAGCCTCTGCGGTTAATCGGGTGTTTACAATACATGAAACATTAGAAGAAATCACCCGTGACCAGATGTCTCGCATTATGGACCGCAAACCTGTAAAGTACATCGACCCGGAAACGGGAGTGGAAAAAACTAAAGAAGCTCTTGTAGTAAATCCTAAAAAATTACAAGACTATGTTGAGTCTGCGGAAGGACAGGCTATTTTTAGGATGTTCCCGCAGCTTAAACTAGATTTAGAAGACGCCTCCTCTGCACAACGGATGTTTGATAGTTTGGGTGAAGAACTAAAAGCTTTAAAAGTTTCGCCTGAAACAAAAGCTTTTCAATCTGTTTTGGAATCTAATACAGAAAACCCGTCAAGCGCAGTTGCCTCGGCTTTACGTTCAAAAAAACCTGCCGCTAGTCTTAACGAACTTTTAGATTTAGCTAACAGAGCAGAAGCTGTTGTAGGCAAAGATGGGGTTGAATATAGCAAACAACAAGTTAAAGACGGACTTAGAACAGCTATTTTAGATTGGGCTTTAACTAGGGCGGGTGGAACCGGTTACGCCTTTAACCCAAAAGCGATGCAAGACGCTTTGTTTGGAACCGTTAAAGGGGCAGATCCGAAATCAGGCTTACGGGTTTCTTCTTGGCTTTTAGAAAACGATTTAATTGATAAAGAACATTTAGGTCAGATACAACAGGCTTTAAAAGAAATGGTAAACGTAGAAGAAGCCTTTATGTCTGGAGATGTTCAAAATGTTCTTTTTGATAAACCTAGTGGGATGAAGATGTTTCAAGCCCGAATGATAGGTGCAACAATAGGTGCTCGTTCACAACAAGCTTTTGATAACTTGTTGAAAAAATTTGTAGGCGGAGGAAGCGGTATAGGCGGCGGATTTGTTGCGGCTAATGAAGGTTCTAAACAAATGATAAATTTGTTTTTTAAAGTACCCGAAGCAGCCCGTATCCGCGTGATGGGTGAAATACTTAAAGATCGTAGGAAGTTAGGTGTTTTATTACAGCAAGCACAGACAGATGCTCAAGCCTCTGGAGCAGCCTCTAAAATACAAAATATCTTAGTTGGATTTGGTTTTGAACAAATGGGGAGAAGAGCCCCTTATGTTGAAAGAGCCGTCTCTGAGCAATTACAAGAAGATTTAACAGTCACTCCTCCTTCTTACATAGAGGAAGAGGAGCCAACAGTGGGTCCGGTAAGCTCCGTCGCACCAACAGCTATGCCCACAACACAAACAGTTCCGGCGCAAACGGTGGCACAACCCACGACCACCCTTGCGTCGGCAGCGCCACAAGTTCAAGCTCCACCTCCGGCCAGCGGACCGGTGGATAGACGTAGGTTTGCTGCTATGTTCCCAGAAGACCGCTCCCTGATAGAGGGTATCGGGAGCCTGATGGGATGATCAACGACGTACTGGAACTGATGATCAAGTCCGATATGCACCGTGACTGGTATATACATGACCTTGAACGCCTTGTGCTCCCTGCCATCAAAGCAAAGAAAATGACTGTGGTGTACGAAGACAAACTAACAGCCAAGACGGAGATCTTTCCGCGGCCCACGGGTCTGTTCAGCCATGCGTTTCTGACGAATGAAGCAGCAGAGGGCTACGAGAACGGCACACGCAAGTTGCAGCCCGAAGACTGGTACACGGACCACGAGTCTGGTATGCTGTACGTCATAGACTTTATCGCACCGTACAACAACGCGTTGAAAATAGGGCGTTTTGTACAGCAAGAACTGACCAGTCGGTATATCGAAGTGTATCCGTATGACGGAGCTACCTTCTTGAGGCAAGTAAATGGTAAAAGAAAAAGATATGCCACCGGTGTTCAAGAAGACATCGTAGGACGGAGATATAGCTGTGTATAAGAAGCGTTGGTATGACGGCCTACATGACATCTACGAAGATAAAAACGAGTTTGAAATAAAGTTCGGCTGCTTCATTGGTGACGGCGGTAATAAAGGCGGTGAGCCTAAAGCTCCTCCACCTCCGTCTGACCCCACTCCTGAACCTTATGAGGGTTATCGCGGCGAACAAACGGCGAAAGCCAAAGCTGCTGCGGAGGCTGCCAAAACCGCCGCACAGGCCGAAATTGAGGCAAACTTAGCTGGAAAAGCACAAACCGCTCAAAACATACAGGGGAAGGTAGCGGACGCAGTGGCTGCCTCTAAAAGAGGGCCTGTAAGCCTAGACACGTCCATGCAAAACATTACTTCAAATCAAGCCCTTGGCTTGAATGTACCTACCGTGACGGAACAACTCGCGCCAACGCAAGTGGGTCTACCCGGCACAACTTTGGCTCCAGCCGCTAAAAGTTTAGCGGACATGTATGCAGATGCTCAAAAAGCGGTAGCTAATCAGGCTTACTCCTCGCTTGGTCCTCAAAAAAGTCAAGCACAACAAAATTTAGAGGCCAGCTTAAATCAAGGAATACAGGGGGCTCAATACTCTAGTCCTACAACAACCGGTTTTCAGGGTTTTAGCCCTTTCAACCCAGCTAGTAAGGGCTTTGGAGTTGGTGTACAAGCTAACTTTAAGTATGCCAAGGGCGGCGTAGTTCAGCAAGGTATAGGCAGCATTTTCCCGTACCCACGGCGGCGCTAAACTAGCCACTCCCTAGCCTGTTCTCCAAGCACCTGACCGGCAAGGTTTATCTTGTTGCGTAGTGTCTTCAAGATCTTTTCGTCAATAGTGCGCGGCGATACTAAGTCGATATATGTCACTTTATTGCTTTGGCCTATACGGTGCGCCCTGTCCTCAGACTGCAACCGTATTTCCAAATCATAGCTATTTGAGTAATATATCATTGTGTTAGCCGCGGTCAGCGTGATCCCGTAGCCACCTGTCCGCGGCTGACCGACAAAGAAACGAAGCGGGTTATCTTTGTCCTGAAAACGGTTGACCGTTTCCTGACGTTCATCCTGCGGGGTTTCGCCATAATAGGTTGCCACCGCTTCGGGCCCAAAGCGGTGGCGCAGGGCCGAAGCTATCTGTTGAATGTCGTATGTATACGACGCCCAAATGATAGCTTTTCCCTGTAGCTCATCTGTGATCTCCAGTAACTCCTTGAGCCTGTTACTTTCCACCGGCTGTATCTCGCCCTCATCCGGTTGCAAATGCCCGCAGCATATCTGTTGCAGGCGCATGATCTGTGTCAGCACACTGGCTGTTGTAGCCAGTTCACCGTTCTCCAGCTTGGCCAGAGCCAGCTTCTTCATCTGCGTATACAAGCTCTTCTGCTCGTCCGTCAGCGCAACGTCCCGTCGTATGTACATTTTGTCCGGCAAGTCTAGACAATGCTCTTTCAAAGTGCGGTTACTAAACCGGTCCAGCTTCTGGTTTAGTTCGTCCAGCCTGCGATATCCGGTGATCTCCTGAAAAGCACGAGTGCCCATAGTGCGCTTCTGCACAATCGCGTACCGGTTCTGAAAGGCAAAGTAACTGTTGAAGTTAAGCGCAGCCGGTGACAGGAACATACACTGGCTGAACAAATCCATAGGTGACTTGGTGACCGGTGACCCTGTCAGGATGCGCTTGTACCTAGCATCCTTGGCCAGCATCATCACGTTCTTGGTGCGTGTGGCCTTACGGTTTTTGATAGTAGTGCTTTCGTCCACAATCATTATGTTACTGGGGTTTCTACATAAAAAGGCATACGCGGCCTTCGTACCACGCGCAGTAGACAGCGCCTCTATGTTCATTACAAAGATCTTCATGCCGTCAAACGGCTCATACACCAGCGCTTTCATCTCGTCCTGAAACTTTTTTGCAGTAGACGGCGTCCACCGCACCACCATGCGCTCAATCTCGTCCGGTAAGTGCGCCGGTATCTCACCTTGCACCCAGTTGTCATAGACGCCTTTTGGTGCCAGTATAAGTGCAGCGCATATTTTTTTGGCCTGATACAGCATACCGATAGTGTCGATAGCTACCTTGGATTTGCCAGTGCCCATCTCCATAAACAGCGCGTAGAACTCCTCGGCCCACGAGTCTTCCAAGACTTTTCGCTGGTGGTCAAACGGCTCAGTTTTAAATTTATATTCCCGCATCATTTTCTCCCTTGACTATGGGGGTATATACGACTATATAGGTATTTGTCAAGGCCCGACAGGAGCCTTTAACAACGAACGGAGAAACGCGATGAGCGATTTGTTTGCAGAAATGGAGGCAGACTTTGAAGCCAGTCTGTCTAATTCAGTAGAAAAACTGGATCAGGGTGACCTAACAACGGTTGCCGGTATGGCTAAAGCAATCAGGGACAAGGAAGAGCAGGTCAAAGACCTTGAGGAAAAACTCAAGGCTGAGAAAAAGTCGTTGTTGAAAATGACTGATGAGGACTTGCCGACTATGCTGGCTGAGATCGGCCTAACAGCCATGAAACTGGATGATGGATCTGAGGTTACTGTCAAACCCACCTACGGTGCATCAATTTTAATCGACAATAAACCAAAAGCATTCGATTGGTTACGGGAGAACGGGTATGACGATATCATCAAAAACACGATTACATGTTCGTTTGGCAGAGGCGAGGATGACCAAGCGTCTGCGTTCAAAGCCGTTGCGGAAAAAGAGGGCTACGCGCCGGAACAAAAGACGGACATCCATTCACAGACGCTTCGTGCCTTTGTCCGCGAACGTGTTGAGAATGGTGACGACTTCCCAATGGAGCTATTCGGAGCCTACGTCGGGCAACGCGCAATTATTAAGAGAGGAAAGTAAAATGGCTGAAAAGAAAAATGATGTAGTTGAGAAGGAAACGGCTGAGATTATTCAGTTTGATCCCTCTATGTTTGAAGCTGATGCCGGAGTAGGCTTGGAGAATATGAGCCAAGACGATCTTGCGTTACCTTTTCTCAAGATATTGTCAGGCGTAAGCAAAGAACTTGATGATTTGGAGGATGCCCGTAAGGGTGACATCTACAACACCGTCTCAGGGGCCGTATACAAGGGCAAGGACGGTATCAAGGTCATTCCGGTAGCATACCAGCGTCGGTTCATTCAATGGGCCCCCAGAGGCGAAGGAACGGGTGCTCCTGTTGCTATTTATTCTCCGGGCGAGTCCATGCCCAAAACGGAGCGGTCTGCTGAAGATAACAAAGAATATGTTCAGGACGGGTCTGGTCAGTATATTGAAGAGACCCATCAGCACTTTGTTATTGTGCTACACGACGACGGTTCTGCGGAAACTGCGTTGATTGCAATGAAGTCCACTCAGCTTAAAAAGTCTCGTAAGTGGAACAGCATGATCTCTTCGCTCACCATGCAGGGCAAAAACGGCCCATTTACGCCGCCGCGCTTTAGCCACATCTATCATCTCAAGACTATATCTGAGGAGAATAGTAAGGGTAGTTGGCATGGCTGGGAGATGAGTCGTGTGGGTCCTGTCGAAGATAGAGCTATCTACCAACGTGGTAAGGACTTTGCTACGAGCATCACTGCTGGTGATGTGGTGGTAAAGCATCAGGACGATAGTGTCTCCGATAACAATCTGAACGACGACGTACCGTTCTAAACAGTTGGGGTGGTAAGGGTGTTGGCTGCTACGCCCTTGCCGCCTCATCTTTTTTGCGGGGAACGTACATGTCAGTAGATAAGTTTTCATCCATCTTTGATGGCCTGCGTCTTGCGTATGGCACATACAAAGTAGAGAAACAGCAAGCTAACGGTAAGAATACCGGACGGGCCGCCATAGTGCGCGAACCACGGACCAAGGAACTGTGGGAAGGGCATCTGGCTGGCAAGGGTCGTGGTATTGGTATTATACCGATCAATGAGGACAATAAGTGTGTCTGGGGTTGTGTTGACGTAGACCAATACCCGTTAGATCACAAAGTACTCGTTGAGAAGATCCGTAAGCTTAAATTACCTCTTGTGGTGTGCCGCTCCAAGTCTGGCGGCGCACACTGCTTCCTGTTCGCAACAGAATGGGTAGACGCAAAAGATATGCAGTCAACACTGCAACAGGTTTCAGCCGCTTTGGGGTACGGCGGCAGTGAAATCTTTCCAAAACAGGTTAAGTTGCATCTTGACCGCGACGACGTAGGTAACTTTCTGAACCTACCGTATTATGATGCAGAAGATGGGTTACGCTATGCAATAAAGGATGACGGCACATCTGCTACGCTTGAAGAGTTCTTTGAGCTTTACGAAACGCATAAGCAGACACCTGAACAGGTAATTAAGCTCCAGATCACGGAAGACCCCGAAACGTCAAACATGAATGACGGGCCACCGTGCTTACAGTTTTTGATTAAAAACAAAATATCTGAGGGTGGACGCAACAACGGATTGTTTAACATAGGTGTATATCTACGCAAAGCTTACCCCGATAGCTGGGAGTCTGAGATACTAAACTACAATATGCAGTATCTGGAGCCGCCTCTGCCTCTTAACGAGGTCAACATTGTGGCTAAACAGCTTGAGAAAAAGGACTACGCCTACCGGTGTAGCGATGCGCCCATCAACGCGCACTGTAATAAAGAGCTATGTCAGACACGCAAACACGGCATAGGTGCGGCTATACAGGGTGCCGCCATAGCTAATCTACGAAAGTACAACTCCAACCCACCAGTGTGGTTTCTGGATGTAAACGGCGAACCTGTTGAACTGGACACCGAAGGGCTTATGAGTCAAACGACATTTCAGAAAGCCTGCATGGAGCAACTTAACTTCATGCCACGCTCTGTCAGTAAGCAGGTGTGGGAAGGACGCATAGGCGGGTTGATGCGGGAGATGGCCGCAAACGAGAGCGCGATTATTGACGTGGCAGAGGATGCTAGCACAAGCGGTCAGTTCTATGATTACTTAGAAGAGTTCTGCGCTCACTTACAAAAGGCCAAAGATAAAGAAGAAATACTTTTAAAACGTCCGTGGACTGATGATGAAACTAACGTCACTTATTTTAGACTAAAAGATTTTGAGGCTTTCTTAAAACGTAACAAGTTTTTTGAATACAAGCCTTACAAGATAGCTCAACGGCTTCGTGATCTGGGAGGGGAAAGTATGCTCCTCAGAATTAAAGGGAGGCCAGTGAGGGTATGGAAAATACCTGCATACGAGTCCGTTGAGCTAGACCTCAAAACGCCAGACTTTGGTAGGGAAGAGGAGGCCCCGTTCTAATGTTGAAAGCAGATGGATTTGATAAAGCGTTTATTGGTGTGTGTCACCGGTTTGGTCAGGAGCCGTTGGTGGCATACGATTACCATAAGTGCATAGCCATACTTTGTGAGCGTGACGGCATGAGTCACGACGAGGCTATAGACTTTTTCTTTGTTAACGTATTGGGATCATGGGTGGGTGAACAAACTCCTGTGTTTGTGCACATGATGCAGGACATACAAGATCTGACGGACGAAGAGCATGGATACTAAGATATTCCGCATCTACGGACCGCCCGGAACCGGCAAGACCACCGCGCTTTTAAACAAAGTAGATGAGGCTTTGTCGAGCGGTGTTGACCCCACGCACATAGGTTACTTTGCGTTCACGCGGCAAGCCGCAAATGAAGCCGTCGAGCGGGCCTGTGCACGGTTTCATCTGGACAAATCGCAACTGCCTTGGTTCAGAACACTGCATAGCTTTGCCCTACGCCTATCTGGCATACGGCAAGAACAGGTCATGCAACCAGAACATTACAAAGAGGTGGGGATTGCACTGGGTTTTAATTTAGACGTAGAGGGCTCTAGCCTATCTGGCGAAGATGCTTTTGATCTCAATAAAAGCAGTAGCCCAATCGTCAACCTGATGAACTTAGCGCGTCTGCGTAAGATAGATCTGCGTCAGCAGTATGACGAAAGCGAGATAGGCGAAAGCTGGAACACGGTAAAGTATGTGGCCACCGCGCTACAGGAATACAAAAACAGATACCAGCTTTTCGACTTCACAGATATGTTAGAGGTCTTTGTCAACGAGAGTGCACAGTTTTGCCCCCGCCTTGCTGTCACTTTCGTTGACGAGGCGCAAGATCTGTCGCCCCTGCAATGGGACGTGGCTCATGTATTAGAGCAACACTCTGAGCGGATCTATGCTGCCGGTGATGATGACCAAGCCATATACCGTTGGGCCGGTGCAGACGTTGAGCATTTTATAAACCTCAACGGTGGCTACGAGGTATTGGAGCAATCCTACCGCGTACCGGCCACTGTGCATCCTATGGCAGAGCGTGTGGTCCGTCGCATCAAACGCCGTGTGCCCAAAAAGTATCTGCCCCGCGAAGACAGGGGCAATGTAGAACACATTGCCCGCGCTGAGATGATTGATTTTTCTGAGGGTTCGTGGCTCGTGCTGGCACAAGCCGCATACTTCCTGTCGGATATAACCGCAGACCTACGGAGTCGGGGCTATCTTTTCAACTATCGGGGCCGACGTTCAATCTCAGAAAATCTGAGCGACGCTGTGAATGGCTGGGAACAGTTGAGAAAAGGTAAACAGGTGACGGGCAAGACCGCACGAACCATTTACAGTTATATGTCCGTCAACGACAGAGTCAAGCGCGGATTTAAAAAATTACCGGCACTCGACGATGACGACATGGTGACGCTGGATGAACTGATCGCGCACCACGGACTCATAGAAGGCGTGGATCTGATTACATCCATACGAGATATGATCTGGCATACAGCGATGGACAAGTTGCCTAGCGCAGACCGTGCCTATATCACCGCGTTGTTACGTCGTGGTGAAAAGTTCAATGCAGAGCCTCGCATCAATCTGTCCACGATCCACGGATCTAAGGGCGGTGAGGCTGACAACGTGGTTCTGTTTACGGAGATATCACCAGCCGCATCAAAGGCCGCGGAACTCGCGCCTGACGATTTGCACCGTGTGTTCTATGTCGGCATCACGCGGACCAAGCAGAACCTATACTTAGTTGAGCCTGACGATGCCACTAGGAGCTATCAGATATGAACCGTAAAGAGATACTCAATAAGGCAGAGAGCCTAGTCAATGGACCACGGGCCAAAGAATATGGTGACGCGCATGAAAACCACGCTCGTATTGCACAGATGTGGTCTGTTCTGCTAGATAAACCTGTTACTATTCAACAGGTTTACCAATGTATGGTTGCTGTTAAGCTGGCTCGTCTGGTAGTAACACCGGACCATGAGGACAGTTGGGTGGACATTTGTGGATATGGAGCGTTAGGTGGCGAGGAAACGAGTGATTAAAAAAACAGAAAAGCTCATTCGGTTTATCCGTATTGAACAATTAGACTCTTACCTGAAAGACGGTTGGAAAGTTTTGGAACGCGGAACCGAAATGGTCACTGTGTATAGGCAATCGTAGCATGGCCTTACAAATGACAATGTTCGGGCCCAAGAGTGAATGGGTTCCACCAGCAGAGCTACCTGACATCTTCGATGCTAAACAAATAGCCATCGACGTCGAGACAAAGGACCCAAACCTCAAGTCCAACGGGCCCGGTTGGCCTACCGGTGACGGTGAGGTGGTAGGCTATGCCATAGCCGTCGCGGACTGGGCTGGATACATACCCATCCGGCATCTGGGTGGCGGCAATCTGGATGAGCGCATAGTCAACAAGTGGCTGAAGAAGGTATTTGAGTGTCCCGCCGACAAGATCATGCACAATGCTCAGTATGATGCGGGCTGGATACGCCGTATGGGTTTTACCATCAACGGGCGCATAATCGACACCATGCTGGTGGCCGCACTGCTGGATGAGAACCGGTTCAGTTACAGCCTCAACTCACTCTCTTACGATCTTCTGGGTAAGATAAAGACTGAAAAGACTCTGCAAGAAGCGGCCCGCGAGTTTGGCTTGGACCCCAAGGCTGAGATGTGGAAGATGCCAGCCATGTATGTGGGGCCATACGCCCAGAACGACGCAGAGATCACCTTGGATCTTTGGAACTATCTGTCCACCCAGCTTACAAAAGAGGAGCTCTGGCCAATCGCAAACCTAGAGCTTGACCTGTTGCCCTGCCTGATCGACATGACATGGCGAGGGGTGCGGGTAGATCAGGACAGGGTCGAGAAAACGCGGAACACGCTTCTAAGCAAAGAAAAGGATGTGCTTGCTCAAATCAAACGTGTAGCCGGTATGGACGTGGAGTTGTGGGCCGCCGCGTCCATAGCCAAAGCATTTGACGCGCTGGGTATACCGTACCCAAAGACAGAAAAAAACGCCCCGTCATTTACCAAATCGTTTCTCACTGACCATGACCACGAGTTGGCACGGCTGATCGTGCAAGCCCGTAACCTGAACAAGACTAGCGGCACGTTCATCAATACCATAATGAAGCACTGCCGCTCTGATGGCCGCATACATAGTCACATCAATCAGATCCGTTCTGACGACGGTGGGACCGTTTCGGGGCGCATATCCATGTCAAACCCAAACCTACAGCAAATACCGGCGCGTGACCCTGAGATGGGGCCAATGATACGCAGTCTGTTCTTGCCGGAAGAGGGTGACCAGTGGGCGGCTATAGATTTCTCGCAACAGGAACCACGGATCTTGGTTCACTACGCATACGTTTTTGGCAAAACAAGAGGCGCGTTACTGAACGGCGCAGAGGAGTTCGTCAATGCTTATAGACATAATAATAATATGGATTTTCATACGATGGTCGCAGAAATGGCGGAGATCCCGCGCAAACAAGCGAAGACAATTAACCTTGGCATGATGTATGGCATGGGCGTCAACAAACTATCTGACCAGCTAGATATTGATGTCGAAGAGGCCAAGGGTCTGGTTAAGCAGTACCATGATCGTGTCCCGTTTGTGAAAGGGTTGATGAACGGCGTACAAAACCACTTAAACAAAAAGGACGGTAGCGGCTCCGTTCGGTCAATACTGGGACGTAAGTGCCGGTTTGATTTGTGGGAGCCCGACACGTTTGCCATGAACAAGGCTCTGCCATACCAAGAGGCTATACGCGAGTACGGTGAGACCACCAGATTGAAGCGGGCCTACACTTACAAGGCTCTCAACCGGCTAATCCAAGCGTCTGCCGCGGACATGACAAAGAAAGCAATGGTAAACATCTACAAGACAGGACGCATACCTCTTGTGCAAATACATGATGAGATCGCCATGTCTGTGAAAAATCGTGAAGAAGCAAAAGATGTTGCAGAAATTATGGAAAATGCTGTACCGTTGGAGATACCCAACTTATGTGACATTGAGATCGGTCCTAGTTGGGGTGAAGCAGAGTAATATCCTCCCTTAGAGAACTGGTCCCGCTTCGGCGGGGCCTTTTTTGCTTGTAAAATAACAACTTCTCTTATATATTCCTACACATAAGGAGCTATATATGGACATTACTAAGTGGAAATCGGTCCTCGTACCCATTGAAGTGTACGAAGAGATCAAAAAATTAGCGAAATTAGAGGGCCGGACAATATCTGGTCAGCTTCGCGTCATGTGGAACGTCTATCGCAAAACAATCGGTTGACCATTTTTTTTAATTATGGTATGCGATAAGTCTTAGTTACTAAGGAGAGGTATATGTTAAATAAAATCTTACGACTATTTTTCCCTATGTTTTTCTGTGAGCCTGAACGGGCTAGGGATGACAAAGGGCGTCTGCGGGCTGATAATAAATCAACGCCCGCGGTCAACGAAGCATGGGTAGGCGGTAAGGCCCCCGTGAAAAAGAAACGTGGTCGCCCGCCGAAAGCAAAGATTTCCGCGCCTAAAAAACGTGGTCGTCCGCCAAAGGCAAAGAAGTGACAATAAGTCAGGGTGATGGCAGTATGGGGCGTTTATTAGCTGATGGTCTGTGCCCTCGTTGTCACACGTCTATAGTTCACTTCCCGCCCGTCGAGGTTCACGGGCATTATCAATGTTCGGTATGCAAGATGGTCATATCAGATTGCTGTCAGGGAGAAAAAAATGATATGCCCGAAGTGTCAGGGAAAGAGTAAGGTCTATAACAGTAGGCCGCTTGGAGATACCACACGCCGTCACCGGCAGTGTTTAACGTGTGGTCATAAGTATTCCACCATAGAAACTTTAGAAACTAAAGTGGTCAAACTGGACGACATCATGGGTGATCCTATTAAGAAATTAAATAAGGTGACTGTAAAGCGTTACCCAGTGAAGAAGAAAAAACGCTTTGAGGACATGGACTTTGAGAACATGACCGATGAAGAACTGGAAGAATTAATTCATGGTGACGATTTCTCTTGACTTTTCCCAAACAATCGCATATATATGAGCTTGTAAAGCCCCCAAGCTTTACAGTTCCCGTAGTAGCCCCCAGAGTTCGCACGACTCTGGGGGTATTTTTTTCTGCTTGACAATATGTTGTCACCGTAGTATATAGGAGTTATCTTATGTACTACGGGAGATTGAAATGGGATTATATATTCAACTGCGCGATGAAATTGTTGACGAAGAACAAGTTCGTCAGATGTGGATTAAGGCCGATAGCATTGAGGTGACGTATGACGGCGTCACTTACCTTGATCCTGAAACCGGAGAATGGCTCTGGCTAGATCGTGTAAGTAGTCACGATGATGTTCAATGGCGTTTCGTTGGCAATGAAAAACTTGCGCCTTTTGATTTCATGTTCATTCGTGATCGTTTGATGCAAAATTGCAAACTTGGTTATACGGGAGATTGAAGATGCCAAAGTTTAAGGTAACCGCCACGATGGATGTGGCTTATGAGGCTGTTGTTACGGCGCGTAATGAAGCCGAAGCATGGCAAATGGCTAACGATGATGTTGCCACCATTGAATGGGTTCAGACTGACGAAGGTCACGACTGGACGTTGGAAAATGTTTGTGAGGTGAACGATGAGTGAATGGATCTTTATCGGTGACCAGAGACCCGAAGACGGGCAAAAGGTCTGGTACTTTTTTCATCACGATGCTTTTGACTTTACCGTTCTTGACCGCGGTATTTACGAGCGTAGTGAGGAAATCGATGTCGCTCGTAATGACGACGGTAGCTACGTTGACGGCTGGCCGTATGAAAAGATTGACGGAACCACGGGCGTGACTGAAAATGGTAAAGCCCCCGATGCAAAAATATGGGTGCATGACGTATTCGGAAATGACACCGGCTGGCTAACGGATGATGTAACGCACTGGATGCCGGATACGGGTCAGGATAGACCGGAGAAGCCAAATGCTGAAGATCACACGCTGTAACAACTGTAACGAACCGGCTGCCGCAAAAGATGGTGGCCGGTTCTTGTGTTCTGATTGCTGGTTTAACTTATGGGCTCCACGGGAGATGCTTCATGGATCGAAAGAAAGAAATTTTGGAAATGTCGAGAGACATGGACTGGCCAACAGCCGTCCAAAACATCAATCAGGTGGTAAGCTTGTACGCTTCCCGTATTGCATCTGAAGGGCAGTTCAGCCCCGAAGCTGTAAAGCGGGCGTGTGAAGTTCAAGCCGCTTGGGAAAGGATACAACGTGGATAGCACCGATAGCTTTGATGAAGCCGGTCAGCGGGTCGAGGACTTGTTGGATGAAATGGCCAAGGATGGTCACGGAGCAGGGGCCGTCATGGGCGGCGCACTGACCGCGATTATCTTCCGGCTGATAATATCCTCGCCGGACTCGACAACCGCCATTGGCATGATTACGTCGTGCATGGCCAGCGGAGCCCGCGCCGCGGTCGAGTATGAAAACGAGAACGCGGAGACTACGCATTAAAAAAAACCCCCAGCTTTGCGGCTGGGGGTTTTTCTGTTTAAGCAGTTTTTATCCAAGCAAACATTTTGTTCAACGTAGATCGTTGTTCGCAAATATTCTTTATAACTTCCTCTAACGCTTCTTTAACAACGCTAGGGTTTCCAATAAGACCAGCAGGCTCCGTCATACCTTTCATAGACTCTAATGTTTTTTCTGTTTGTACACATTGATCGTGCAAGCCGGAAGAAACTCTATCTTGTAACAAGTCTAGGTCGTCCAACAAAAACTTGTTCTCTATAAACCTATGATAGGCTTTTTTGTACTTTGGGTCGTCAACTTGGTCGGGCATTGCATTAGCCTGTTGCGCGACGTTAGCAAAAAATTTCCTGATGTAACGAGAATCCTCTTCTAAAAAAGCATCTTCATTTTCAGGAATTTTGTAATACTGTTCTTGTTCAATTTTAAGCATGGCTTTACCTTTCTTGACTAACTTCATGTCCCATTATAACCCATTAGTTCTTATTAAAGACGTGACGGGCATAAAAAAGTTTGTCAATAAATTGACACTATATTGTCAAGAAGGGCGGCACATGGCCGCCCTAATTTTTACTTTGGTTTTTTAACAGGCTTTTTTAAGCTCTTCGTAATGATCCAGCATTTCGCTTTCAACCTGCGAAAGCTCAATGTCGTTGATCTTCGCAATCTTCTTACGATATGACAGAAGCAAACGGCGATGCTCTTTTACAGCCTCGTCGTTCCCAGTAAAATCCACCGAATTAAGACAGATCCAAATTACTCCAACTTTAGCCTGCTCTTCAGGAACTTCAACGATTGAAGGCATAACAATACTCCCGTAGTAGTTAACGATTTTAAACAGCGGATGTTTCACGTGAAACATCTAAAGACTAAAATATCTTTTTAGCCTTGTATGAGAGTCTATCATAAAATCCCATACCCGTATAGAGGGGTGCGACACTATGTCGCAGATGTTCTGGGCCCAGAGAGATTTTAAGCGTTTTCACATATACCGGTCTGTAACCAAGGCTGGAAGCCAAAAACGCCGTTGGCCGGTCGAGGGTAGTAAACCACCGGAAAACACCTAAAGCCCGTGTATGGGCTTCTATGGGCGATTATGGGATGTTAACTTAAAATTGGTTAACGACACACAAAACTTTTAAAAATTTATGCTTGACAAATATGGGATAGTATGCTATAGTATAAGAACAATCAGAAATGATTGTGTGGGCGGGGTGGTGAAGACACCCTAGCGACTCTACGGCCTCAGTGCCGACTGGGAACCACGGTTCCAGTAGCCGCCTCGTCCACCCGCTATTTGAAATCGTTAATTATTACGGGAGGTCAGTATGACTGATTGTGCAAAAGACTGGGTGTTGCCCAACGGCTTCACTTATATCGCTTCAACCGCTGGATTTTACGGCTCATGGGCCAAGGCCACCGATCCGGTGACCGCGGCCCGCAAAGCGGCCAGAGGAGAGAAAAATTTTGTTTCCGTTTGGTACGGGCCCGACGAAACCAGCCATGTAAATGACATGGGCGGCTTGTCCTACGCTTCCGAAAGCGCAGATAAAATGGTGCCGGTCGGCTTCTTTGAAGTTGGTAAAAATAGCATCAAACCGTCAAAAGATGAGAGGTGTACACACCTTGAGTTTATCGAAACATGGTTGCGTTACTTTGATAGATCCAACCAGCAATGGTTGAAACATCAACAAGAACAATAGCTTAGAGAGCGCGGCCCACGGGTCGCGCTTTTTTAGTAACAGTAACTCTATATAGGCAAAAAAAATAAAAAAATATTTTTTAGTAAAAATAGGTGTTACAGGTGTTACGGTGTTACATTGATATGTAACTTACTGAAATATATATAATACTTTGTAACACAAATAGCGTAACACTATGAAATCAATGGTGTTACACTTTCTTAAACAAAAAAACGGCCTTATTGGCTGATATTTTGGTTTTTATAAAAAATATTTTTTGCTCTATATAGTGTTCTGCGTTACTAATATCTGAACGTGACCTTTTTAACGGGGTAATTATGGCAAGAATAGCGGCGGGTAAGATAACCGGTAAACCTAGAGAACGTCGAGGCAGACCACCGGCTGGCGTAGACCAGCCCCTGACCCGTAAACAGGAACTCTTTGTAAAAGAACTGGTGAGTAAAGACGGGCAGATTACGTTACGCGAGGCGGCTATCAATGCTGGATATGCTGTAACGTCTGCACATAGCAGGGCTTATGAACTGACCAACCCGCATATATCGCCTCATGTCGTGGCGGCTATACAGTCTTATCGGCGGGAACTTGATGAAAAGTACGGCATCACATTTCACCGGCACGTTAGGGATTTGCAGAACATACGGGATTTGGCTTTGCAGAACGGCGCATATAGTGCCGCCGTGCAAGCTGAGTACAGACGGGGACAAGCGCAGGGGGACATATACGTCAACAAATCAGAAATCCGTCATGGCTCTATCGACAGTATGAGTAAAGAGGATGTTTTGAAAGCCCTAGAGGAACTCAAGCAAAGCTATGCCCCAGTCACAATCAACATCACGCCGGAAGATGAAAACCCCAGCAATCGCAACAAAGCGAGAAAGCGGCTTTTACAAGCAGATAAAGGAAGCGGCGCAGAGGTCGAAGCGGAAGTTTCTGCTGACGCGGATTGAAAACTATGTAGGCGCGGGCATACCTGATTTATTGATATGCGATGAACAGGGTGTGTTTCATTTTGTAGAACTTAAATTTTTGACAAGCAATGGCGTTACTTTACAGCCGTCACAAGTGGCGTGGCTATCCCGTCACCAGCATAGCCCGTCATGGATATTGATTAAGAAACAGAACAAGCCGACAGATGATCCGGAAATGTTTTTGTATCCCGCCAGCGCGGCGGTTGATTTGAAAATGGACGGCTTACAATCCGTCGAGCCGATACACCACCAGAAAGGCAAATTTAATTGGGATGTAATTTTTGACTTGATTTGTCCCACATAATCCTATATGTAGGGTCATCGTTAATTACTACGGGAGTTATGAACGATGAGTGACCTTGTATTATCCGATTTTGAAAAAGGTTTTTTGACCGCACATTTTGAAGCGCACTTGTGTTTTGAGGATTATCGTTGTCAGCGCAATGCGTGGTATGAACACCTTGACGATGAAATGGAATGGGTGGGTGTACAGGTTTTGGGCAGAATGTTTGATATCTGCATTCACTTTGCAGAAAAGCCAGACCCGCAATATCCACAAGATTTAGTCGCCAAGGTTTATGAATGCCACCCGAATGCTGATGGTGAGTACCAAACCAACGTGGATAAGGTATGGTTCATAAAAGAGGTGTTTGATAATTAACTACGGGAGTAAGATAATGGGAAGATTTTATCAAGGAGATATTGAGGGCAAATTTTGGTTCGGTGTGCAACCATCCGATGATGCAGATTTTTTTGGTGTAGAGGGTATTGAGGTAGAAGACCCAGATGAACCGGAAGCTCTTGATTATGAGTTTTATAAGGAACACGAACCCAGTGTTCGTGATGGCTTGAAAACATGTCTTAAAGAATTAGGAGATGCCAAAATTCATTTGGATCAATTTTTTATGAAGCATGATAGCTATAATAATAAGATTTTAATGGCATATCTTAACGAGCATATGAAGTCTAGTTTTACTGAAGAGGATGTTCGGAATATTTTAGAATGGTATGCGAGACATGCGTTAGGCACTGAAATTTTAGAGTCTATTGATCAGCGTGGACAGTGCGTTTTTGAAGCAGAATGTTAGCAGTATGAGAAAAAAGCGCATTCACATTAATCAACACGTCATTCGTGCAAACAAGAAGAATGGCGAAGCGAACCCGCCAATTACAGTTAAGTGTGGCAGGGAAAACCATTATACATACGCGGCAGAAATTGATGGCCTATCTCGCGTTGTATATTCGCCAGACAAGCCCCTATCTTGTGGGGCCAAGGTCTGGATCGAAACCACCGCGCCGGTCTGGATACATACCGGCCACACCATAAACTAGCACGGGAGATTGCAAACTAATGTTTATATTTTCTATTATTGGCCGATTGTTATATGGGCCGGACTGGGAAAAGCACACGCAAAAGCGGACGCGATATGTAAGCCGCCGTCGAAGATAAAATTTTAAAAAATACTAGGCCCCGTCAATACATCTTGACGGGGCTTTGTTTTTTCTATATATGGGACAAATCGCATTCAACTACGGGAAATTAGAAAAATGCAAGTTGAGGATTTTAACCAGATAGTTAATTTTATTGAGGATCATTATAAACAGTTTGGCGCTTATCCAATGGAAGTTGAGACAAGCGGGGCTGTTTATACTTTTGATCAATACTGGTCTATTTTAGACGCAGGCGGTTATGATGCTGAAAACTGTTAAAAATTCAACTGCCAATAAAACGTCGGGCTTGGCCGTTACATATAGGGCGGGCAAGGCTAACAATTTTGGAACTTGCCCCGCCGATTGCAAACTAAATGATAGCGGGCGGGGTTGCGGGGCCGGTCAAATAGATTTTGAATATCTTGACGCCGTGCTAGATGCCAAGCCACGGCGCGGGGAAAGTTTCACCTATTCACATTTTCACCCGTTATATTGGGCGCAAAAACTGGCCCCAAACAAAACCACAATAAATTATTCCGCCGATAATTTGTCGGAAGCCGTGCAAATTGTGAAAAACAAAATTGCGCCGGTTGTAACAGTCGTTAAAAAATCATTTTGGAAAAATGGCAAAAACGCAACCGCCGACGGGGTGCGTGTCATTAGATGCCCCGCCGAATATTTGGATAGTGTCGGGTGTGTTAATTGCGGCGGTAAAGACGGCCCGCTATGTGCTAGGCTGGCCCGTGATTATATCGTCGGGTTTACTGGCCACGGCGTCAAAAAGAAAAAAATTGAAAACGACGAGCGCGGCGGGTGTTATGCGGCGGGCGGGAATGTTGCCTTGCATTGGACCGCCACGGCTGGCCAAGAACAAGAACAAACCGACGGGGACCGGTTGCGGGCTTTTGTCAAAACATTATCGCCACGGGCAATTATCCGGCACCACGTCGCGGGTGATATAGGGGCCGAATAGAAACTTTTAAAAATTCTAATTGCATAAAATCGCATATTATGGTAACACAATCACCGGCGGCGCGTTTTGCCCGCCGGTTTTTTAACAACTACGGGAAATTATCGAAATGACACATACAATCGAAAACAATAAAAACTCACTTCAGAACTTACTTTTAAAAGTTCAAGACCAACATGCCCGCGCCGCCGATTATCTGGCCCCGACGCACGACTTGCAGAAAATCACCGCCGACAATGGGCGGCCCCAAGTGGTTATTGAGCGGCGGGGCGGCGAACCAACTAAAATTTTTGACATAAATGACGTGGCATTCGGACAGATTGCCAGCCATGCCGACATTGACGCCCGCACGGCCCGCCGGTTGCAAGCCGATTATTCGCCGGAATTCGACGCGCTCATAAATGCAATCTGGCAAAAAAAGCCCGCCGTCCGGATGCTAAGAACGCACGACATAACAACCGAACAGCCGCCAGTATTTGGCGGGGTTGGTCTAAACGTGCCGCCGCGCTCAGAATGGAACAATACAGAAAAGCCGAACGGCGTTTTGCGGGCTTTTGTTTCCGACAAGTTTAAGACGTTCGACAATATCAATTTATTGCAATCGGCGTTACCGCAATTAATGGACAACCCCGCCGCGTTTCAAGTTGTAAATGCCGACGTAACCGACAAGCGGCTATATTTGCGGCTTAAATCGTTGGTTCAGACTGGCACGGGTGCCAATGTCGGGGACCATATGGCCAACGGGATAGGCTTGCAAAATTCTGAAGTTGGCGCGGGTTCAGTATCGGTTTATCAAATCGCTTGGACACTGGCTTGCCTTAATGGCATGCAGACCCAAAATAAAACCCGTTCGTCTCATATCACAAGCGCCCGTGATACCGACGACTGGGGCTTGCTATCCGACGCGGCAAAAGATGCCGACAATAAAGCGTTAGAGCTTAAAATTCGGGACCTTGTCGGCGTCTATTCTAGCCGTGACGCATTTGACCAAGTTATTGAGCAAATGAAACAAGCCGCCGCCGACGTGATTGACGGCGTGGCCGTCGAAAAATCTGAAGTCGTGCAAAACTTGGGCCGCGTGATGCAATTAACCAAAAAAGAGACCGCCAACGTATTGGACGGGTTGCTAAATACAATCGGCCAAGCCGGTTATGAACAAGGCCGCCCGTTGTCCCGTGCGACACTGGTAAACGCCGTTACCGCCGTGGCCAATAAAGCCGACGCCGACGACGTTGACGCGTGGCAATTACGTGGCGGGCAAGTTTTGAATATGAAGCCCGCCGATTGGCAACGGGTTGCCGCCGTGGCCGCATAACCGGCCCCGCAATATCTGACACTGGCCCCGCCCGTTGGCGGGGCTTTTTTTATGGGGGCTTGCATTATATGGGACAATATGGGATAACACCTTATCGGGTGGCCGTGGTGGCCGCCCCTGTTCAAACTACGGGAATAAAAAAATGGAAAACTTAAATTTTGACAATGATGCAGTCGTAGATCCAAAAGACGCAGAAATCGCCGAATTGAGAAAACAGCTAGAACATGCTAACCGGCGCGACGAGTTGAAAGCCGAACAGCTAGACCAGTTGGGCGATGCGGTTATGGGTTTAATTGGCGATAAAGTTGAAGCTCTAGCCGATAGCGTGGCCAACCGCGAAATCGAACGTTGGGCCGATCAGTTCGACATTTCCGAATATGAATATGAGCTTGGCGAAATGATCGACGAGCGGTTGCCGGAAGGTCTGGACGACGAAAGCCGCGCCGACGATCTAAAATCCGCCGTGCGGGAAATACTGGCCGAAGCTAACGTAAAGATTGAGCTAGAATAATGATCGGCTTTATCAAAAACATTCTAATTGGCCTATTGGCCGCCTATGTTCTGATCGGGCTGGCCATGGTGCTATCATATCCCTTGCTGGCTTATCACTACAGCTAAAAGCCCCCACAACGCCGACAAGGCCCCCGCCGGTAGGTTACCAGCGGGGGTTTTCTTTTGCCCCGTCACCGGCCCGCGTTGGCGGTTTAAACCAGTTAATCAAGGCGGGCCCTGCCCCGCGCCCCGTGCCCTAAACATACCGGACCGGAACCCGTGGCCAGTTGGCCGTTGTCACCGGCCACCGGCAACCGGCCCGCAATCGCCGGATCTGGCCCGCTGGATCTGGCCACCGGCAACCGGCCCGGCTTGCCCGGCGTTGGAAAAAAAGCCCGTGTTTCGCGGCCCGCGGCCCGTGGTTAGGGGCCCCGCGCTATCGGGTCAAAATCCGCAGAAAACCGCCATTTTTCCGCGATTTTCGCGCCGCGGCCCGCGCTGTTGCAAGCGTGAGCTAGGGCCATGTTTCTCGCAAATATTTATGTGAAAAATGATATGAGTTGTTAACTGCCTAATTATTGTGCATATTTATGCGTATCTTTTATGCAGTTAGGGGCCCCCTATGGATGTTTCAGATCAGGAGGCGAAACTTCGTCTTCGGTTAGCTCAAATTGAACGTAATGAAGCTTGTCGAGCGGACTTTTTAATCTTTGTAAAAAATATGTGGCCAGAGTTTATCGCGGGTCGTCATCATAAAATTATCTCTGATAAGCTTGAGCGTGTAGCTAGCGGCGAGTTGAAGCGTTTGATCATCAATATGGCCCCGCGTCATACGAAGTCCGAGTTCGCTTCGTTCTTGTTTCCTGCATGGATGATGGGTAAGAATCCAAAAATGAAGATCATTCAAGCAACGCACACCACGGAGCTTGCAGTAAACTTTGGAAGAAAGACGAAGAACTTAATTGATAGTGACGATTACAAAGACATATTCCCGGAAGTGCGTCTGGCTGCTGATAGTAAAGCGTCAGGACGATGGGACACCGCCTCTGGTGGTATGTACTATGCCGTTGGCGTGGGATCGAACTTGGCGGGACGCGGCGGTGATCTCGTAATCATTGATGACCCGCATTCGGAACAGACAGCGATGTCGGCGAATGGTTTTGACGATGCGTGGGATTGGTACACAGGGGGCCCCCGGCAGAGGCTCCAGCCGGGTGGGTCGATAGTTTTGGTTCAGACCCGGTGGTCCGAAAAAGACATGACGGGTCAACTTCTCCGTGCAATGGCTAAAGATCCTTTGGCTGACCAATGGGAAGTTGTAGAACTTCCTGCCATTTTTGATGACGACACGCCGTGTTGGCCAGAGTTCTGGTCTATGGAAGATCTCACCGCGGTCCGCGCATCTATCCCGCCTAGCAAATGGAACGCGCAGTATCAGCAGAACCCGACAGGCGAAGAGAATGCGATTATCAGGCGGGACTGGTGGAAGCGTTGGGACAAGAAGAACGTGCCCAACTTAGAGTTTGTCATACAGAGTTATGATACGGCGTTTAGTAAAAGAGAAACTTCTGACTTTTCTGCAATTACAACGTGGGGTGTTTTTCACCCAGAAGAGGCTGGGGGACCCCCGGCGTTGATACTTCTTGATAGCCAGAAGGGGCGTTGGGATTTTCCGGAACTGAAAGAGATAGCGTTGGATCAGTATAAGTATTGGGACCCCGACACCGTCATCGTGGAGGCGAAGGCGTCTGGTTTACCGTTGACGCATGAATTAAGAAACGTAGGAATACCAGTTGTTAACTTTACGCCGAGCAAAGGTAATGATAAGGTTACGCGAGTTCATTCTGTATCTCCGCTTTTTGAGGCGGGCATGGTCTGGGCACCGGACGAAGCGTTTGCAGACGAGTTGATTGAAGAGGTAGCCGCGTTTCCCAATGGTGAATATGATGACTTGGTAGATAGTATGACACAGGCTTTGATGAGATATCGTCAGGGTAATTTTGTGCAACTGCCGTCGGACGACTGGGGCGATGAGGACACCGAGGTAAGGGTTAGGGCGTATTACTGATGTCAGATAGTATTGTAGATTTGGGGGCTGCCGGGGAGTACATCTCCGAAAAGTTTGACGACGTTGTTGATTATTTTACAGGGGCCCCGGAAGCTCGTGCCTCAGATACTTACATCGTTAAAAAGAGCCGGAAGGGTCAGACCCTGTATAGTGGTAAGGACCCCAGAGGAGAGACGTTTGCAGATTTTTTTGGTTTTTCAGGTTTTGAAAACGGCGGAGACGTACAGTTACAAGACGACGGGTCCCTTCCCGGTGTAGATGATTTACGTTTTATGACCCCAGAAGAAGTGGAAACGGGTTCATACAATTACCTTCAAGATCTGGAGCAGCAGATGATGTATCATCTGTCGGAAGCTCAAAACCCTGTAGAAATGCAAGGGGATGTTTTTCCCACTCAAAGGTCAGTGGACAACGCACGTTATCATTACGAAGAAGCAGAAAGATTACGAGATCAGATTGAGCTTTTCAGAAACCGTCGTGCTAGTGCGGTTTTGAACTACCCTGAAAGTGATCAAAAACTTTATATAAAGGAGGGTCAGGACCCGTATGTAAAGGGCTTTCCGGACTCTATTGTTGAAGGTTACCAAGAAGGCGGCATAGTAGAACTTGGAGAAGGGTCCCCGATGTCGGTAGCGACAAAGGAAGAGCTAGAAGAGTTCTTAAAGTTTCTTCGCATGAACAGACCGTCATACAAAGAGGGGGAGACAGGAGAGTACCGGATATATAGTGATCTTTTAGAACCAACGCCCCATGACCCAAACGCTAGGATTGAGGTAGATGGTAGAGTTGTTCAGTTGCCCCCGATACCTCCATCATTTGCCGGTCAAGACGTGGGAACAAGAGAGATTATTGATGATGAGGGAAATGTAAAAATAGTTTCTCGTGAAATGTATGATGATTTTGCAGATCCGGCATACGGTATAACCGTTCAAGATTTACAAAGTGGTACGGCTAATCTTTCTGATCTACAAGACTCAGAAAGTCTTGGAGACCCGTTTGCTGGTCGAGAAGGTCGTTTTGTACCACAGCAGATTGAGATAGAGGACGGCAAAGTAACAACCAGCCCTATCGGTTTTGATGACGGCGGCGAAATACCGGAAGCTGGCATAGGCAGTTTCATGTATGACGTGGTTACGGGCAACGTGCCGTCAGATCAGTACAACGCAATGCGGACATCTGGTCGTATGGATGACCCTATGGCTCAAGCCATTTATGGTCAGGACCCTACTTTTATGGAGCAGTTGGTAAAAGATTACAACTATCCGGCTAATATACCGATGCAGGATGAACAGGGTTATGCGATCATGGACCCCGAAACTGGCAAACAAAAGATGATGATGGCCACTGATTTTAATTTGCCAGAGTACATGAGAACCGGTCGTCCACGGCCTGATATGCCTACTTACGGTGAGTTAGAGGATGCACGAGCACATGCTCTCGCTTCCGCTTTGATGGCCAAGGACTACGGACCAGAGACCACGGGCATAGCCACAAAGCTTAAAGAGGCAGTAGATATGTTACCCTTATCCGCATCTAATATCCGAGACATGCAGATGGACAACCGTAACAACGCGCTGGGTGTTAAGCTGCTCAAGGAAGCGGGTGTAAATGCTACCCCGAAACAGTTAGCGCGGGCCGTGGACCAAGAGGTTTTTAAGCAACTAGATCGTATATTAGGTAGAACAGAAGAGCGTCAGAAGACCCCTGCCAAGGATCAACCGTTTGCAAAACAGTATTTTAAATCCCCAGAGGGTGGCTTGGATGTTTATTTCCCGCGTGATAAGCAGGGTTACTTTGACACAAGTTACATTTACGATTAATGGCAGATAGAAAAACAGGATTGCCGGTAGACCCTACGTCTCCTCTTATATCTCAAATAATCTCACCTCTTGTGCCCATGTCGTATCAAGTGGACCAGCCATATTCTGTGAACACGCAAGATGTAGATGGCGGTGTAATCTATTCTGAGACTCCGATGAAAGTCTCTGACCCGCAGTTCGCGGTCCCTCCTGTTATTACCGGCGGTATTGAGTTTTTCAAACAGTTTATGGCGGACCCGGCAGAGACGGCAGGCGGTATTGCTTCGGCTGTTGGGGAAGAGTTGAAAGAATACCCCGCCCGTCAGCTTCGCACCGCACTTGCCGGGGGTGAGACATTTAACCCTGAAACAGGAGAGATTGAAAGATTCGATCCTTTTGGTGTACCGGCTACAGTGGGGGCGGGCACCGCGTTTAGTATAGCGCGGACCGCGGGCAAGGGCAGCGGTCCCGTTTTAGGTATTATGGGAGGAACTCTGGCAAAAGATGGGCCCACCAAATATGAGAAGGCACTTAAATTATACAAAGAAGGCAAGAGTGATCAGGAGATATTTGACGGTTCTCAGGCTTATCTGGATGTAGATGTTTTAGGAACCGGTCGTGCGTATAAGGATGCGTTTCGTTTTGAGATGCCTACAGCTAATTCTAAACTAAACGACAAGCAGGTGTTTGACGGTCGGATGGAGGGTTTTCGGTCTGTTAGACGTGACGATGATTATGGGGCAGTACCAATTAATGATGCTCCGTTTGCACGTTTAGAAGAGATATTAGACTTTCCGGAGTTATATGAACAATATCCGGAAATAAAAGATCTTCGTGTAGCGCGAATAAATGAGTTTGGTGGTGCCTTCTATGACTCAGAGCGAGACTACATAGGCGTAGCAGATCAATTAAATAATCAACAGTTTCAATCTTCTCTGTTACATGAGATTCAACACTGGGTGCAACATAAAGAGGGGTTTCCTACAGGAGGAAGTCGTCAAAGTATTCAGAATCAATTAGCCTATCTCATGGAGGTAGAGGACCCTGAATTGTTGAAGGGCCCAGCTAGAGACTTATATGAGTCTTTGTATGGGGAAGCCGAAGCACGGACCGTGCAAAAACGCTTTTTAGATGCGGAAGAAGCCAAGCTATCACCCCTTGTAACTCGTCGAAAAGAAGCGCCTGACGGTGATATTTCTATGGATGAGAGGGATGCTCTTGACCGCGGTGAGGAGGGTTTGAGAGAGGCTTTGGAATATGGGGACATTAGTTATTCTGAACTTTATCCGGATCAATTTTCTGGCGGCAGCGGTAAACCGTTAAAGCGTGATTCAGTGGGGTTTCAACCTAGTGAAAAGATAGCGCGGGACCCCGACACGATTTATTATAAGGGAATGCCTATAGATGAAATGGCTAAAGGCGGCATAGTGACTTTGTCTGACGTAGCGCGGAACACGGGCCGCGGCCCTTTAGGTATTGCGTCTCTTTCGTCAACAGCTAGGAATATGAACCGGCCTATGGTAAGTTAGGCCAAAGGAGATAACTCATGGCTCGTGAACCGATAGCCGGGATGATTGACAAAAACGTCCCCTCACAGTTGGACATGGAAGACTTGGCGGCTGAAGTAGAACTTGAGCTACCGGGCAGCATGGACGACAACGTCGTGTCTTTTGAGGGCATGGCGGAGAACATGGACATTGAGATCACGCCGGAGGAAGACGGCGGCATGACTGTGGACTTTGATCCGCAGGACCAGCGCGGCAAGAGCGATGATTTCTACATGAACTTGGCAGAAGAGATACCCGACAGGGAGTTGTCGCGGATTGCCGGTGATCTGATGTCTGAGTTTGACAGCAACAAATCAGGGCGACAGGAGTGGGAAGATGCTTACGCTAACGGTTTGGAGTTGTTGGGGTTCTCCTACGAGGAGAGGGCCCAGCCCTTCCGGGGAGCCACCGGAGTCACGCATCCGCTGCTTGCCGAGGCGGCTACGCAGTTTCAGGCGCAGGCGTTCAATGAGTTGTTGCCAGCCAGCGGTCCCGTGCGAACTGCTGTACTTGGATCAGAAACAAGGGAAAAAGAGCAGCAGGCTATCCGCGTAAAGCAGTTTATGAACTACTACATCACCAACGTGATGGAGGAGTACACGCCTGAACTTGACCAGATGTTGTTCTTTTTGCCTTTGGCGGGGTCTACGTTTAAGAAAGTTTACTATGATGAAACAAAAGGTCGGGCTGTAAGTAAGTTTGTACCGGCAGAACACCTAGTTGTCCCATATGAAACGTCAGATTTAGAGACTTGTCCCAACATAACGCAGGTTATCCGCATGTCGTTGAACGATTTGCGGAAGAAACAGGTATCTGGTTTCTATCTGGACATGGATGTTTTGCCCGCGCAGAGCGAAACTAACTCCGTTGAGGACGAAATACAGCGCATTGACGGCGTTACACCCACTCAGATCGACTATGACTGCACTATTTTGGAGTGTCATGTCGATTTGGACCTTGAAGGGTACGAAGATGAGGACGAGGATGGCGAGTTAACCGGCATCAAGATACCATATGTTGTCACAATCAGTCAGGATAACGGGCAGATACTGTCAATTCGTCGAAATTATCGTGAAGATGACGAAGAAAAGCGTAAAATTCAGTATTTTGTGCATTATAAGTTCCTTCCGGGCTTTGGTTTTTACGGATTAGGGCTAATTCACACGATTGGCGGGCTGTCACGGACCGCCACAGCGGCACTGCGACAGTTAATCGACGCTGGTACGTTGTCTAACCTCCCAGCGGGCTTCAAAGCCCGCGGACTGCGGATCAGAGACGACGATGACCCGTTGCAGCCCGGTGAGTTTCGCGATGTGGATGCTCCCGGAGGGGCTATTCGTGACAGCCTGATGCCGCTGCCATTCAAAGGTCCTGACCAGACACTGTTTAACTTGCTTGGCTTTGTGGTTCAGGCGGGTCAGCGCTTTGCGACGATTACAGATTTAAAGGTTGGAGACGGAAACCAGCAGGCGGCGGTGGGTACGACTATCGCGATGCTGGAGCAGGGGTCTCGTGTGATGAGTGCGGTGCATAAGCGCCTGCACTACGCCATGCGGATTGAATTTAAAATGCTGGCGCGGGTTATGTCTGAGAGCCTGCCGCAGGAGTATCCGTACACTGTAGAGGGTGCAGAGTCTGCGGTGATGGCGAGTGATTTTGATGACCGGATTGATGTAATTCCAGTATCTGATCCCAATATGTTTAGTCAGGCGCAGCGGATTGCGTTAGCGCAAACCAAGCTACAACTGGCGGGGGCGGCCCCAGAGCTTCATAACATGTACGAGGTCTACAAGGACATGTATGAGGCTCTGGGTGTAAAAGACACGGACAGGATAATGAAGCGTATTCCTGACGAGGAGCCGGAACCAAAGGACCCGGCGCAGGAAAACATAGACGCTTTAGACATGGTGCCTTTGCAGGCGTTTGAGGGTCAGGAGCATGAGGCGCACATCATGGCGCACATGGTGTTTGGGTCTACACCAATGGTTGGCGGGATGCCTGCCATTGCAATGTCCTTGCAGAAGCACATCATGGAACATGTTAAGATTGCAGCGCGAGAACGTGCGGCGGTGCAGTTTATACAGCAAAGACAAGCTACGGGCGGTGCGGCTGCCACTGAAGAAGAGATGTTAGCCATTGAGGGTCTAACGGCACAGTTTGTTGCCGAGGGTATGCAGATGGTCAAGCAGATGTCTCAACAAGTATCTAATCAGGGGCCAGATCCGCTGGTTAAGTTGAAGGAGCAGGAGCTACAGATTAGAGCGCAGTCAGAACAGGCTGATGCTCAGAACGAAGCTGCCAAGCTCAATCTTGACGCACAGAACCAGCAAATGCGGGCATCACAGTTCCAGCAGAAACTGGCAAGTCAAGAAAAACAGACCCAAGCGCGTATTCAGTCTGCAATGGAGAGAGAACTACTTAAAAAACAATAGCTTGGGGGCTAAATGGAACCAATCAGTGCGGCGTTAGCAGGATTTGCATTATTTAAGAGTGCGGTCGATGGCATCAAGGGTGCTATCGGAACGGCTAATGACGTGTCTGAAATTGCTGGATTTATAGACAACCTGTTTGAGGGCGAAAAACAGGTACAACAGAAACGTAATAAAAAGTCTGGTGTAGGGGTAGGTGATCAGTTTGGTATAAAGTCAGTAGCGCAGGAAATTATAGACGCGAAGCTGGCAAAAGAACAAATGCAAGAAATTGCCAGTATGGTGGACCTGAGATTTGGACACGGCACGTGGGCTTCAATAGTTGCAGAAAGAGCAAAACGTATACAAGCGGCGAAAGAAGCGGAGGCAGAAGCTAGACGAAAGAAGTTGCAGGAGCAAAAGAAATTTGACGATACCATGAATCAGATTGTCATGGCGGGGGCAGTCATACTGATGACGTTGTTGTTTGTTGTTCTAATGTTTAAGGTGTTGTTATGAGTCAAAAAAAATTACAAGAAAAGTCTATATACGCTGAGTATGATGAAGATGGCGACGGCATCGTCAGTGATGAAGAGCTTAGTCACATCAAAGAGATAAAAAAGACGGAAACAGAGCTTCGTAAGAACGTGGCTCAGTTACGCATGGCCAGATATACCTTGATATTTATGGGATGTTATGCTGTGTTTCTAGCATCACCGTGGTGCTCTGCGGAAAAACTTGAGGGTCTAGGTGCAGTCACCGACCTTATATTTCTAAGTGGAGCGGGCATTGTCGGCGCATACATGGGCACGACGGCGTGGATGTCGAAGAAATAACAGAGTGGGATTATGGAAAACATTATAATAGCGGCCATGCTGGCAGCGATGATACACGGTCATGTTACAGGTGAGGAAAAACAAGAAACTGTAAAAGATAACATAAACTGGGAGCTTGCCGGTAATTTTAGGACAGAGAGCACCCCTAACACTGTTCAATGGGTGATAATCACTGATGAGTGAGGTTCACCACACAGTTGAGACTTTGTTTATCATGGTTATCAGCATGTGGGGCTTTGACGGACATGAGTGGCAATACATTGGCAATCAAGTTGCTCTGCAACAACCCATGACCGAGTCTCAGTGTGAATATCTGATAGCTGAAGACATGTGGCAAGCCACTTACAAAAATGAATATTATCGCATGATGGCACATTGTTTTCCTACTGAGTGTGCAGGAAAGGACAAGTGTGAATAATGCCAAAACTGAATGAAAATACTGAACTAAGTATGCCAATTCGCAATTTGATTGCGTTGCTCATAGCTGCAACTGTTGGCACATGGGCTTACTTTGGAGTTATCGAACGTCTTAACACCACCGAGAATAAGTTGATTTTGATGGAAACAGATCTGGGAATGAACACAGAGTTTCGCATCAAATGGCCGCGTGGAGAGATGGGTAGTTTGCCAGCCGACTCAGAACAGTTTATGATGATCGAACATTTGGCTAGTGAATTAGAAAAATTAGCAGAAAACATAGAATCTGGAAACGCACCACATGACCAGCAACAGAAACTTGTTTTGGAGTTTTATGATAGGCGGCTAACCAAGATTGAGGACAACATTGAAAAGTTGACTAACAAATGATTGAGATGACTTTTGTTTTGTTACTGATGATAGGCGAAGAGCGAGTTGAATACACGCCTTATAAAAATTTGTCTGAGTGCCTGAACATACGTCGTAAGATAAAACGGAATGTCGGACATACTACGGACTTTGACAAGAAGTGGTCATGTAAGCAACTAAAAGTGAGACTTGAGGCTGGTGAGATTTTAGAAATCTTGGAGGACGAATGATACAGGCACTTATTGGACCTATAGCTAATTTAGCCGGTTCCTTCATGGAGTCGAAGATAGAGCAAACGAAGGCTAAAGGCAGAGTTGCACAAGCAAAGGCCGAAGCCGAGGCTGAAGTTATGAAAGTCGCAGCCACTCACGAAGCTGGCTGGGAAAAGATCATGGCACAGTCCTCTGACAACAGTTGGAAGGACGAAGCATGGACAATTTTGTTCATAGTCATAATTGCTATGTGTTTTATTCCGTTTACTCAGCCGTATGTCGAAGAAGGTTTTGCGGCTCTTTCTCGTACACCAGAGTGGTTTCAGTGGGCGATGTACGCTTCAATCGGCGCAAGCTTCGGAATACGCGGGA